CCTGCGGGGGATTAGACAACAAAGCCGGGCACAACACCATACGCATTGTTAGCGCCGTAATAGCCCAACGACCCCGACGACGAAACCGCGCAGAAGGAGTTGGTGGTGATGATGTAGATGTAGTACGGCGACCGCAGCCACCAGACCGCCGCCGTTCCGGTGGCGGAATGTTTATTGGCAACTTTGCTGTTACCCGCTTTGAAGTAATCGTACTGTGCCTGATAGTTCGGCTCCGCATCATTGCAATACTGGTGCGTCGCAAAGACCTCATACTCGGACAGCAGGAACAGATAATCCGTGGTAGAGGACACGTTGCTGGCGGTATTGCCGCCACCCTTATTATCCGTATACTTCGTGCAGGACTTCATCACCGCCCGCAGGTCGGCGGGAAGTGCAGCCAGCAACGTGTTGGCGGTCGGGCTGGTGGGAGAACTTGCGCTACCCAGTACCTTGCTCCGCATCTGACTGCTCCCCCAGCCACCAGAGTTCGTGTTGCTGGTGTTCATCGTGAATGCACCAGACGTGGAAGTCGTGCTACCGTAGCTGCTATCCACCAGACCAACAAACTTGCCGCTGATCTTGCCCAACAGGAAGTGGATGCGGTTGCTGCCCTCCTTGCCGGAATTGTGGTTGAAACCGATGATAAAGGCATCAACTTTCAAGCTGGAGATCGTAGTCGCACCCACCTTGCCATTGATTGTCACGGACTTCGTGGCACCAACAGACCAGTAGTTTGCACCCTGACCAGCATCGCTGACGGCCTTGATGACTGCCCAACTGTTGCTGCTGAGCGTTTTGGACACCAGCGTAACGGCCACCGTGAAAGTCTTGCTGGACGGTGCAGTATAGTTGGTATCTGCACCCACATTGACCGTAATAGTGGCACTGCCGGTCGCCTTTGCGGTCACCGTGATGGTGGTGCCGGAAACACTTACCGTTGCAATGTTCGTACTGCCAGAGGATGCGGTCACCGTACCGCTGCCCGGCCGCGTAACAGTGATGGTGCCAGAGGTTTTCGGGTAGGTCAGGCTCAGACTGCTTGCGGACAGCGTAATACTGCCGGTCGCCTTGCCGATCGTCCACGAAGCGCTCTTGGCCGTAGTCGTCCCATCCGACCACTTATAATTGGAAGTCGGGGTAAAGGTGGCGCTGTAGCTGCCAGCGTTGGTTGCGCTGCTCGTGCCACCGATCGTCAGCTGAGAACTGTTATAGTTGCTCCACGACGGGGACTGCGCCGAGCCATTGTAAGTCACGCTACCGGTCTGTGCCGGCACATTCTTGACCTCGGCTCGGCCAATCGTCCACGACACACTCTTGGCTTCCTGCGTGCCGTCCGTCCAGACATACTTGCCGATGGGCGTAAACGTGGCCGTATAGGTGCCAGCATTGATGCCGGAGGTTACGCCCCCGATCGTCATCATGCTGCTGTCATAGCCTTTCCATGTGGGACTCTGGGTGGAGCCGGTATAGGTCAGGCTCCCGCTCTGGGCGGGCACGGCCTGAATCGTCAGGGTCAGCACAGAAAGCGCATCAATGGCTTCCTGCACATTCGCCGCCGAAATGCCGGACTTGCTGTTGTCATAGGAAATATCTGCCGCAGTGCCGCCGGACGAACCGCCGCCACCGCCAGCATTAAAAGGACCCCATGCCATAAATCAAGCCTCCTCTGCCGCTGATGCGGCTTCAATGATGTGATACTGAGCGGAAATCGCAGCACTCGGAACGGATGCCGCCCGGAGGCGTAAAACACCGGCCATGCTCTCCGTCGATGTGAAATCCGCCGCCCGTGCAACTGCGCTGCTGGACGGGTCAACATCCACTCCCACGCTATCTGCCGCCGTCAGACCATCCACCTTGATGTCGATGTACTTCGTATACCCGGGGACGCTGGAATCGGACTTCCAGCCGGTGACAGGGATGGAGAACGAAACGAATGTTGCCCGGTCTGCTTTCAGTCCGTACATTTCTTCCAGTGCAGCAGCGGCGGTAGATGCGACTTTGGCGGTAGCATTGCTGGACTGGGATGCAGCGCTGCGGAGCTGATCCAAAGTTGTGAGCGCATTGCTCAAAGAAGTCACCTCCCATAAAAAAATAAGGGGCAGCGGTGAATATTCTCCGCCGCCCCTTTACTCATGAGATCTCAGAGGCTTACTCGCCGTAAATCTCTGCCAGCATCTCGGACACCTCGGCATTGGTAGCCGTATGGTTCGCAATGGCCTTATCGATGGTGGTATTCATGCCGTCCAGCTTGGTCTTATCCGCAGCGGACATCAGGCCAGCCTTGGTAGTGGTAGCCTCGTCGTAGGTGGTATCCTGAGCCGGAATGCCCAGACCGGTGATGTCAGCCTTGGTCACAGGAGCGGCAGCAGTCACATGACCCTGCTCATCCACAGTGGTCTTATACAGGCCGCTGGCATAGGCGGTGTGGGCCGGGTGCTCATACTTGTTGGCACCCTCGGCGATGGCATCCAGCTTAGCTTTCAGCTCATCGGTGAAGTCGTTGGCAGACAGACCCTTGCCAGCCTCTTTCTCCACATAACCGGACAGGTCAACGAAACCTGCCAGCACATCGTACTTGTAGGCATCGCCGACCTTGACCACCACAACATTGGTGCCCTTGGGATATTTGTTGCCCGCACCCTCGACGAAGTTGGCGGTGGTGGTGAAAGCATCGGTCACGTTGTAGACGTTGCCCAGAACGTCCTCAGCCAGAGCAGGCAGCGCAGCAAAGGCCACAGAGCCAGCGGGCTTATAGACAGCGCTGATCTTGGCGTTGATCTCGTCCTTGGTGTAAGCGTCGGTGATGCCGTATCCACCCAGAGTAGTGGCCTTGTCGGCCTTTGCAGCCAGAACATCAGCCAGAGCTTCGTCGAGGTCAGACTGGGAAATCTTCGCCTTGTAGGCCAGTGCAGCCAGACCCTTGATGGCAACATCGGTACCAGCCACGGAAATGCTACCGTTCTTGGAGCCGGTGGCAACCAGAATGTCCACCATCTTCTCAGCGATGGCCAGGGCAACGCCGTTCACCTTAACGCCCTCCAAGACGTTGGCCTGTGCGCCGACATCCTCCAGAGCCTTGATGCGCTTGTTCTGGGCCTCGTCAACGGCCTTCTGCTTCAGACCCAGCTCCTTCAGTGCGCCCAGCTTTGCGAGCTTCTCAACATTGTAAGCCATAATAAGTATCCTCCGTAAATTGTTGTTTGGTGTTTATTTGTCGTAGATTTCGGCCAGCATTTCGGATACATCATCCGTAGCTGCCATCTGGTCTTCGGAAACTGTGGCGTGGACAGAAATAACACCGTCTTCGGTCACTTCCACGCCGTCGCCAATTTTCACGCAGCCCAGCCGGTCACGGGTCGCAATTACCAGTTCACCGGTGCCACCTCCTTTCCCGAACAGAGTGACGACTGCCTGAATATCAGCTTCCGGGATGCGCTGAGAGAAAAAGCGAACAATACCGTTCAAAGTCTCGCACCCGTTCAGGACACCCGCCTTGTTCGAAATAGAAAAGCAGCTGGCAGTTGCGGAACCGCTGGGCCAAAGCTCAGGGGTGCAGTCTGCCAACTCTGCATCGTAGGTATACGCATACGGCATTTCACCCTCGCTGTCCGATACGGCTTTCCAGCCGTCCACAGAAAGGGTCAGGTCGTATTTGCCATAGTAGCCGCCGGAGCTGCCGCCACCACCGCCGCCGCTTTCCTTGATAAGCTCTTTGACCCTGTCTTCCGACATGATCTGGCCGGATTCCTCCAGCTCTTTCAGAGCCTTACTGGTGGCTTCGGTGATGATTTTGGCATGGGCATCCGGGGCATCGTTGTGCTGTGAGATCTCCTTCAGCACCATTTCCCGCACCATCCGCATAATTGCTTCAACCTGCGGGTCAACGGTGAGCGAGATATTGGCTTTGGTCGAAACGGCCAGCAACACAGCAATTTGGAATTCATGGTCAGCAGTACCGATGGCCGGGATCTCGACGCCCCGATCATCCTGCATCAGAAAGAGCAACGTGTCCTCCGGGTCATCATTGAGGCGGCCGAACACGCCGATTTGGTGCATGAAGTACGGCTCATCTGCACCGCCCGTCCAAATGCTGACTTTGCGGGCTTTTTCGCCCTTGTATTCCACGGTGTCGATGCCCAGCAGTTTAAGCTCATAGGTATCACCGCTGACTGCCGTTTCCTCGGACAAGTCGGTGTCAATGGTGCCCGTGCCGCTTACAGCACGGGTGATGGTGAGCGCACCGCCCGAAATGGACTCGGACAGCATCGCAGCACCGGCGCTGGTATATGCATATTTTTCCCAGCTCATAACGATTTCCCTCCTAACTTGATGGTGACGGTTTCATAGGTCTGCGCAGGTCTGCCAGATGCAAGCGCCTGTGCAGACACAGCCTTGGCGTGGATAGTTCCGGGCAGCGCAATGGTCGTTTTCATCCGAGTTGTGCTGACCGCACCAGCGGCGCAGGCGTGTGCGCTGACTGCCCGCGGCTCGATAACACCCGGCATAAGAACCGTGTAGGACATCGTTGTGGCGCAGGGAATCGCTGCAACATAGCACGCTTTCGGCTCCGTTTCCGTGTAGTAAATGACGCTGTCCAAATGCGACCGAAGATTTTTGTAGCAGATGATTTTTTGCAAAACCTGCTGATGTTTGGCCTCATTGATTGCAGCGAAATCAACCGTGATACGGAGTTTGAAGTGGTACGGATCGCCGCCGTACTCAAACCACTCCAAAACTTTGGGATTGGGATAAATCGCAGAAATGGCTCTTTCAACAGCCGCTTTTGTGCCACGGTGCCGGTGAACATAGAAGCTGTCCTTGATGGTTTTTCTTTTTTCCTCAAGGGTGTAGGATCTATCGTACCAGTCCACGGCGAAGTCCCGAGCCAGAATGTCAAGCAGCCATTCGGGCAGTTCGTCGATGCGGGTATAAATCCGCAGGGAGTCGATTTCATCCTGCCGGGATTCCATCACCTTGGCTATGGCCTGTCCCAGAGCCACCGTCTTAGGGTCTTTTTGGAGCGCGATCGGAAACTGCTGCATCATGTTGTCAGCAGTCAGGCCGTGGTTACTCATCCTCATACCCTCCGCTCTTTATCGTCACCGTGCCCAACTTTGCCACTTGCGGAACCTTGTCGTTGCGGTCAAGGGATGGCGCACCGTCTTCCAGCGGAGTAAAGGCGGGCTGTTTGAGGTCTACACGTTTGATGCCGGCCGAAAGAAGCAGATACCGCAGCCTGTCAGGGTTGATGTCCCTGCCCATCTTGCCGGACTGCCAGCGGATGTACCGCTGCACAGCCTCATTCACGCCGGACTGAGCTTCACTTGCGGAAATGCTTCCGTCCCGGGTCAGGTAATAGGTCAGGTCGATATTATAGGGTACTTCTTCCGGGTCGCCAGAGATCACATAGTCAGTCAACGGCCGGATTTCATCCGGCGAACAGGCCGCAACCATAGCACGCTTGGTTTCCTCGCCAGCCACGCTGCCATCATTCATGACGGCGTATAGGCAAACTGTGCCAGGGCTGGGCGAATTGGCAATGACATCTGCGATTTCAGTGGAAACCCTCTTTGCAAAGTATTTGTAGGCACCAATCGGGCCAGCATCAGACCATGCACTCTGGCTGTCACGCATCAGCTCATAAAATTCCTCGTCGTCCGGGGCATCAGAGCCGTTTGCACTAACCGTGATATTGGAGCAGCCAGAATAGTAGTCGTAGATGTCAACAGCGGTGTGGATGTCACCCACAGCATAATCATTGCCAGCCGTGCCTACGGTCTGGCAGGTCACTTGAACATCCGCGTATGTTGCGCCGATGGGAACGTACTCATCTGCGGAGGTTTCCCAGTACAGGGCTGCATTGTCGTCCGTGACACGGGTGCCGGCCGGAATCAGTACCGCCGTCTGGCGGGGTTCGCTGATGTAAAAGCGCATGGTGCAGGTCGCCGCCGTAGGCTTGGGACGCTCCTGCAAGTAAAACAGCTCGGCCAGGCCATCCAGATACTCGCCCTCTGCGCTGCTGGGTAAGTTTTGGCTGCCTGTCCAGTTGTTCTGAGCACGCTCGTACATGATGGCATCCTCAACCCACGAAATGAAAAGCCGTTCCGGGCTGCCGGGCATCACAGTTTTGCCAAAGAACTGCTCATACCCTGTGACAAGCAGCCTGTCCAGCTCATCCATGTCCGTGGACACGAACTCGTAAGTTTTACGCACTGATGCTCACCTCCACGACGGGCAGCATCCGCCCGGGAGTGTCAGGGGCTTCCTTGAAGGTAGTCCCCATGTAGGTAGCACGAGGTTCAAATCGCTCGATGGCCTCCTTGATGGCAGCGCAGAGCATAGGCTGCGCCACGTTTTCCGGCCGGTCGAGAATGTTCGCAATATCAATGCCAAATTCCCGATAGCAAGGCACTGTGCCTTTCGGTGTGAACAGGATGACGGCGATGTTCTGCAGAACGCTGGTTACGGTATCCTGTTCTCCCAGGGAAATGGTGGTCAGGTCGTTTGCCGATACCAAGTAGTTGCTCACAAAAATCACCTCATTCTCTCTGGTATTCCAACAAAGAAACGCTTGCGGTAATCCATGTCGGCGTACCGAAAGCGTTTGTGTGCAGGGTCTTAAATTTTGCAGATTTGATAACCCACCGATAGCTGCCGTAGACCACATTGCCGAGAACGAACGGCAACGTAGTCCCGTTGAGGACACATTCTTTCAGCCGTTCCCGCTCCTTGGTGGGATTTACGCCGAGGTATGCGGCCAACTCAATGTCAAACGTGATGGTTTGAGCATCGGTGCCTGTCAACTCGGTCAAGGCCGGGCCTCCGGCGCGCTGGTGGGTCGTGTATCTGGCCGACACATTCTGCACCATGTTCTTGATGGTCTCGACATGACTATCAAACACGGAAAAGCTGATGTCTCCGAGGCAACCAACGATCACGGATAAATCCCTCCCAGAACAAAACCATCAGCATTGAAGCACGGGAGGTACAGGCAGACCACCGTATCATCAACGGCCGGCAACCACCACACCACATGAGACTTGTGCTGATGGTCGGTGGAGTTGTCCGCTCCGATAACCTTTTCCTCTTCATCCCAAATCTGGCGGGAGCCATCCATGGTCTTTTTGATTTCAAGGTTGTAGGGGCTGGGGTGGATATACTGGTGATTATGCTCACCGGCTGACTCCGTATAGACAATGGCTTTGTAGTGCTGCATCACCGGGAGCCAGCCGGACGTGATGCCGGTGTCCTCAAACTTACAACGGACAAGGCGCTTTTCTTTGTTCACATCGGTGACTTTACCGAGGCGAACATCAACAGCAGTGTTCATCAGTACCCTCCTAAAACATGACGGCCGGAAACCTGCGTGGTGTACCCGCCAGAGCCAGTCACGGTATGTTTGGCCTGCTTCACGATGTACTTTCCATCCCACGGCCCGAAGTCCTTAGCCTCAAACGTCAGACCGGCCACCTTGCCCGGATCACCGGAATAGGTAAAGCCCACCTGACGCTCAAACTTGTTGTGCAGTCGGAGCTTTTTGGCAGCCAGTTCTTTGGCCTCGGCCTTGCTCGTGACCGGGGCATAAACTTCCAGCTGCTGGTTGGTTTTGCTCTTGGCATCGTAGTCCTTGACGTAGGCGATACCCTCAAGGGGCTTGCCGTTCGGCCCAACATAGGACACCCGGCAGGACGCATACTGCGTTCCGGCCTGACCGAGCGTGTGGCTCCACTTGATATAGCTCTTGTCGTCCTTGGTGACAGTCCATGCAGAATCTTTTCCCTCGTATTCCTTCTGGTCGAAGATGACGATTTTGCCGTCTGTACATTTCAGCGACAGGCCGGCATCATGGCACAGCTGCGACAGGAAGTCGATGTCAGAGCAGCGGTACTGCTCCACACGCTTATACTCCGGGTCTTGCTTTGCAAGAAACTGGGATTGCATACCGTTCTTCTTCGCCATTTCATTGGCGATGCCGGATAACTTGTACTTTTCCCAACCCTTGCTCTGCTTGGTCTGCCGGATCTGGCTGGTATAGGGCAGCCCCGTGGCCTTTATGGTGATGATGTCGGGCGGGCCGGATGCGTTTATGCTGTCCAACTCAAACTCCCCGCAGTCCAGCGCCTCATCCTTCCCGTCAGAGTGCCAGTTACAGGCCGTGATGGTAGCCCGGATTTTCAGGCCGCCTTCACCGCTGCCGGAAGAACTGCCGCCAGATTTACCGGAGATCTCGCTGGCATCGACCCAGCCATAGACCCGGGACGTTCCGTCCGTGTGAATAACATGGTACGGGTGCAGCGCACCCTGTTTGATGATGGTGATCTTGGCCGGGCCAGCCTTTGGTGTTCCGTTTGCCTTTTTGTCGGTAGATGCCTTGTAGTGCGGACCACCGAGAAACTGCACCACGTCACCAACCTTGTAGCCATCAGAAGATGCGGCCGACACATCGCCGTCCAGCATCTTCTGGAGCCAGTCGGTCATCCAAACGCCCTCCCGGTCTTGGAGTTTGATCTGCAGGTCGTCACTGGCATCTTCCTCATTATCGGTAAATGTCAGCGACAGCAGGTAGGGCTTGATGCTGCTGGTGATGTCCACACCGTCAAACTCCACCGTACACTCGGCATGGCGGGCGGTATTTTCGTCGCTCATGTGACCACCTTCTTCCACGGGGGCAAGGTGGAGCTGGTTTGTGTCTCGGTATCCGGGAGCGTCAGAACGATTCCGGCCGGGAACACAAAATAGCCCAAGTGCTGCGGATTAGCAGCCATCAGGTTGGGAGCATAGGCGCAACTGCCGAGCTGCTTATAGGCCACACTGTCCCAGCGGTCGCCTTGCACAGTCGTATAGGTTTTACTCATGCATACCTCCCTCTGAAATCATCGTCCTCTGCATCTTTCACGATTTCGAGGACAAGTTCTCTCAGGCTGTCATTCTGGGCATTCAGGACGTTTTGCAGCTCGGCAGTATCAGATATACCTGAGATATGGTAAACCGGCGAGAGCGATATAGGAACCGTGCTGCGTGCTGAAGAGGAGCCGTTGCTCTCTGGCAGCTCAGCGCTCATGGGGGTAACGCTTGCGCTCTCCATCTCCCGTCTGGTTTCCGAGGCCGTCAGAACAGATTCACCGCCGTTGAAGTAGACCAGCTCCGGGCCATGCTCACCAACTAGGGCAAAGCCGGGAGCCGCATCTTCCGTACCAACAGCATATCCGGGGATTCCGTGGTTGACATTGTAGCGCTCGTTGGAGCCTGCCAGCGCAGTAGAGGCCGCCGAGGCGATTTTGGCATAGGCTTCCTGCACACGGGGCATCATGCTGGATGCGCCATCGATGAAGCCCTGAATCGTCTCCTTGGCGCTTTTCGTGGCCTCGTCGCTCATGTCCATTTCCGATACGGTATCGGCTACGGTCTTAGCGATCTCGTCCATAGAATTGCTCATGCCGGTCTTGAGGTCGGCGATAGATTCGCTGGTGGTATCCTGCGCTTCTTTCAGCGCAGCGTAGTTCTCAACCATTTTGGCGAGGTCAGCGTCCGAGGCCGAGGCCATACCGGCAATCGCATTGACGGATTCCTTGCTGCCATCCGCAAAACTGGCGATAACTTCACTCAGACCGTCGATGTCAGCCGCCCGTTCGTTCAGCTTTTCGAGGTTCTGGTTGTAGTTGTCCCAGTAGGTGATCTGGCTTTGCAGTGCATTGTTGATGGATGCAGCGGAGGTCGAAACGACCTTTTCCGCAGAATCCCACAACGCATACTGGCCGCTGATGCTGCCGTAAGCTTCATCATAGGCATCCTTGTAGGCTGCAATGATGTCCTGAATCCGAAGCTCTGCATCAGAGATGGCATTCGCCACATTCTGCTGCTGCGCTGCAACATCGTCTGCGCTGTCGGCGGCGGACTGCTGCGAAGCATTCAGGGCATCGACTGCGGCGCTGGCCTCCTGATACTCGGCCTCGGCGGCATTGATAGCCTCCTGATCCTGTTCTACGGCGGCGGTGTAGTTCTCGACCTCCCGCCGGGCAGTGACAAGGTCATCCGAGTACCCCATATACTCAGTGCGCAGTTGCTGCACATCCTCGCTCATGGTGCGCCACGGAAGATCTTCCACCGTGCCGTAGGTGAGCTTGAACTGCTCATCCGTCAGGCCGAGGGTGGTCAGCAGCTTATCGTAGGCAGCAGACATGCCGGCATTGGATTTTTCCACCTTTGCCTGCGCGGTCGCCAGCTTGGTTTCGTTCTCAGCACTCTCAACCAGCACATTGTTGTACTGGTCATAAAGGGTGTTCAGGTATTCCTGCCGGGCCTGTGCCTTGGCATCCGCCACATAGGCATCCGTGTGCTGGCGCAGCGCTGCGGTGCCGCCCTTGATGGAATTGGTCTCAAGGTCAATATCATCTGCAAGACTGGGCACCAGAACAGACAGCCGGGCCAGCGTGTCGTGGTATTCGGCATTTCCGTCCGTGTTCCCATTTGTGGCGGCCTCGATGGCCTCCAACTTGCTGATGTACTGGTCCGCAACGCTGGCGGTCGCTGCCATGTTGGACAGGGTGGAATCGTAGCTTGCGCTCGCTTCTTCCATGCTGTCGCCCATGTCACGAGCGGCGCTGGTCAGCTCCTTTACAGGAGGAACGGAATCATCGGAGGATGTTGCTAGAGCAGTTACCACCGTCACCACGCCGGCCGTTGCGACGGCTGCAATGGCGAGAGGTCCAGCCAAGCCGGCAAGGGTGCCCGTGAAAAGCGTTGCGGCCATTTGCGCAGCCTTGATGCCTGCTGCAACTGCGGTCAGGACACCGAGCAGGCCACCCAATGTTACCGTTCCGGCGGCGATGCCACGGACAAGGCCGGGGTTCTCCTCTACAACGCCCTGCATCCAGCCAAGAACTTCAGCTCCGACATCGTACAGGCCGGACATTGCCGGGGTCAGGTCTTCACCGATTGCGATTTTCAGGCCATCCGCTGCGGACTGCATCAGAGTCAGGCGGCCGTTCATGTTGTCCAGCATAGTGCCGGCCATCTTGTCGGCAGACCCGGCGCAGTTGTTCAGAGCCGCAGTATAGTCTGAGAAAGACTGCCCACCCTCGGCCGCTGCTTCGCTGCATCCAGCCATGATGGTTTGCAGTTTGGAATACTGGTTCGTGCCAGCTACCGTCTTCGCAAGGTTGGCCTGCTCTTGGTCAGTCAAGTCACCCCAGATGCCAGCCATGCCGGTGAGGATGCTGGACAAGCTCTGCATATTGCCCTGTGCATCGTAGATGTTTACGCCATATGCGGCCAGCTTGTCGCCGCACTCCTTCGTGTTGGTAGCAAGTCGGGTGAAGATTGCGTTCAGGGCCGTACCAGCTTCGCCACCCTTGACACCAGCATTGGCCATGGTGGCCAGCACTGCCGTCGTTTCTTCGACCGAGTAGCCGAGGGACGTTGCGGTGGCTGCACACGCCTTGTACGCCTCGCCCAGCTGGATAACATTCGTGTTGGAGTGGGCCATGGCATAGGCCATCACATCGACAAAGTGCGAGGTGTCGGAGGCCTTCAGGCCAAAGGCCGTCAGGTAGTCGGTGACAATATCGGATGCCTGCGCCAGATCCATGTTGGCAGCAGCAGCCAGATTCAGCACCGGGCTGATGCCGTCCAGCATAGACTGGGTGTCCCAGCCTGCCAAAGCCATGTAGGACAGGGCATCAGCCGATTCACCAGCGGTGAATTTCGTGGTTGCGCCCATTTCCTTGGCCTTGTCGGACAGGGTCGTCAATTCCTCGCCGGTAGCGCCGGAGAGTGCCTCGACATTGCTCATGGATGCTTCAAAATCACCTGCGGTGTTGATGCAGTCCATGTAGGCATCCCGGATTTCTCCGAGGGCCTTTGAAATACCGACCGTGGCCAGCGTGGCCTCGACCGTCTCAAGCGCCTCGACCGATTTTTCACCGAATCCCTTTGCGCCCTCTCCGGCCTCGTCCATGGTCTTTTTAAGGTCAACCTGCTGGTCTTTCAGCTTATCGACCTCAGTTTCCAGCCGGACGCTTTCTGCTGTCAGCTGCGTGGTATCCACGCCGGCCTCGTGCAGGGCGTTCCCGGTGGCAGCTAAACGCTGCTCATAAGTGTTCAGGGAGGCCGCAGTCTTGTCGATCTGCGCTTGTTTGGAAATCAGCTTGTTTTCCAACGCAGAGGAATAACCCTCGGTCTCCTGAATCTCTTTCTGGATGTTGTCGTACTGTTGCTGCAAAACAGAAAGCCGCTGACGGGTTGCGTCAACGGCCTGCTGCTGCTTCTGGTACGCCGAAATGTCGGATTGTACTTTGTTCAACAGCTGAATCTTCCCCTGCGTTTCCACAAGGGCAGACTGAGCAGCCTTGAATGTACTGGAAAAGCTGCTGTTCTGTTTAGCGGACAGGTTGAACAGCAGCTCCCACTCTTTACGAGCCACTACTTACCGTCCTTTCTCGCTCTCTGGCGCTCGGCAATGAGGTCATTGCTGCTGCGGATCCATTGCCGGAACTGATACAGGGGCATTTCCAGCCAGTAGGGCGCAGGCGTACAGTTGACCTGTGCCATTGCAAGCACCTGTCGTCGCAGCCACACACCGCCATCACCGGTTACAAGTCCGACCTCAGCAAAAAATTTCTTGCTTTGGTGCGGATGGCGTTGTAGTCCCGGATGCTCATAGCACCGATAACGTCAACACCGATAGGCTCGGTACACGCCCGGCAGGCCATGCGGATAAGGTAGCCCGCACTCATCGAGGGGATGATAACCGGCTGATTCAGAGCCGTAAGCTCTGCCTCGATGGCGATGGAGTCATTGCCGGTCAGCTTGCCCCAGTTGAACGTGAGGGATTCGTAGTGCTTGCCCTCATAGTCAAGGGGCTTCTGGAGCTTGTGGGTGTAGGTATACGGGTCAGCAGCGGCAGCAGCCTTTGCAGCGGCAGCCTGAGCTGCATCAAATTCTTTCGGGTCAATAACGGCGTTCATGCTGGATAGCTCCTTTCACGCTCAAAAAATAGGCCGGGACTGCAAAATGCAGCTCCGGCGAAACGGTATATGCGGATTACTTGCCCAGGGCCGCACGGACACCGGCCAGATAATCCACACCGTTGATGTAGCAGATGAAGTTGAGGGGGTCCAGTTCACGCACCTTCTTACCGTTGATGTACGTTGCCCAGTAGCGGACAGCGTATTCACCGGAGCCAGAGGTGGGCGTTGCGGGTGCAATGGTGCCGCCCTTGGTCGATTTGGGCACGACCACGAAAATATGCTTTTCCTTCCGTGCCTCGACCGTGCCCGCAACAGGATCCTCATACTGGTTTGCCACACGCAGGTCAATGCTGTGACGGCGCAGCTCCGACAACTGGACGGACTGCGGCGTGGTGGTGCGGAATTCCAGACCAAGGGTCATAGCCTCCAAATGGCCCAGAATGACCGCTTCGACGTTACCACCGACACCAGCGCCCGAAATGCTCTGCGTCAGAAAGGTAACATCAGGCAGGGTAACTTTCGACATACCCAGATACTCCACGCTGTCCTCATAGACCGCGAAGTTGATAACGCTCTGATCGATTGCCATTGTAGTGCCTCCTTTTTAGGACTGGAGTGCGCTGGTCACATAGTCAGCGTCATATTCCAGCACAAAATCAATTTCCTGCGCCGGAGAGGGCGGGGTCATGTAGACGTGCAGCTTGATTTTGCCCGCCATCAGGCTGGTCAGCGGGTTCTCGTTTTCCAGCATTTCCACACGGGCACCCAGCAGATAGCCTGCGCCCACCAGACCGTTCAGCCAGATGGTGGCGCTATCCAGAATGGTGTCGATGAGACGACGGTTCATCGGCTTGTCGAGCTTGCTCCAGAACGTCTTGATGAGGGTGTTGGAGACGTAGTCGAACATACGGCTGAGCGGGATGAAGTAGTCCTTCACATCCGTGGACTTGGGGTAGCACGCAGTATGGTTGCCCCAAGCGGTCCAGCCGCCCATGAAGTTCAGGAAGGTGCAGATACCAGCAGCATCAACAACAAGGGCCTGATTATAGGTCAGGTTGATGGTGTTGCCGTCGTCGTCGCACAGGCCGTCGATGTGAACGGTCTTGTTGGAGGGGCTTTCATAGGGAATTCCCTCGTTGCCGGTATCGGTTTCTGCAAGGCAGCCCGCCTCGACGGTGGAGCCGTGGAAACGCAGATCACCGAGGGTGCCATTGGGCCAGCACAGGATGGTCTTTTCGGTATAAGTGCCGCTGTTTTTCGCCTGAACCGCAGCGGTATAGGTCTTGGCGGAAATGTCCACCAGAGCCTTGCCGGTAAACATGCCGTTGATGGAGCCAGCCTTTGCGTCCATAACAGCTGCAACGGTGGCATTCTGGGAGAAGCCGGGAGCCATAATCAGGTCGGGCACAATGCCGAACATGGTCAGGCACAGCTCAATCTGCTCAACAGCGGCGGACACATCGGAAGCCTCGGCGGTCTCGCCAACGGGCAGGAAAATGACCGGCTGGCAGGCGCACAGCTTGAAGTGGTAGTACATCACCTCACAGACGGTGTACTTGGCCCAGTCGTCGTCATAACCCAGCTGTTCCTTTGCCTCATCATAGCTGGTGCAGAGCACCGGGAGGCCAGCGGTCGCAGCAGTACCGGTCGCCTTAGACAGCGGTGCGGTGCCAATGACAAAGGGGATGCCGCAGGTTGCGGTGTTCGGTGTCGCCACGGCGGTATCGGCGCGGCTGACATTGATACCATGATCTGCCATAGTATGTATTCCTCCTTACTTGGATTTGGCGAGCATCCGTGCAAATGCAAGGACGGCCTCGCCGCGTGCTTTTGCCTTTTCAGGCGTGGTATGCAGCTCGTCCGCATTGATGATGAAGTCGGCCACACCGGGATATTTCTCGGTGGCAATCTTCACATCATCACGCTCTACGGCCTCCGCAGCAGCGCAGGGGTAAATCGTGTTTTTCTGGATGTAGCCCAGAATGGACGGGCCGACGTAAATAGAAACGCCGGGCTTGCTCTGTGCAGGCTCGGCGTTCACGGTGTTTTCGGCGTTCTGTTCCGCCGCGGTCTTTTTCACCGCCATAATTCAATGTCCTCCGTTTGCTGCACGGTCGGCAGTTTCCAGTAGGTGATCATTTCTCCGGCATAGTAGGGCTTCGATTCCTCGTCATAAGGAATGCTTTCCAGCTTATGACCGGGAGACAGGTCAAGCGCAAACTGATACCGACGCTTTCCATCGGTGCCAGTGCCGCCTACCTTGCGGACTTTGAGCAATTCCACACGAAACCGCTCCATCATGTTCAAGAGAGCGAGGTCGCCCTCCTGTTCATCCGGGTTGTAGCAGCAAAAGATAGAGCGCACAGAAACCACCGTCCGCTCCTCGCTGCCGGGCTGCTGCTCCGTTTCCAGCGGGATGACCCGATGGATGATGTACGGGGCTTTCTTCTTAGCCGAACGGCTGTCGGGCAGCCGCATCAGATAGACTTCCGGGGCACGGTAGGCCTGTTCGGTATCGCCCTGCTGCATAGCCACCGGGAAAATCATGTCGGCCATGATTTTCTCCGTAAAGGCTTTCAGCTGTTCAAGCAAAACAACACTGGTCATATCAGACACCCCATCCGTTCAAAATTCGCGTGATTTCATGCTCAATGCGCTCCTCATAGGTGGATGCCATTTTCTCCTCAATGGAGTCCATGACATTCTCGTTGGAGTACATCATCTGCGGGGTGGCAGGGCCAAACAGTTCCTTGACCGGGAACCGTTTTTCTCCTTGCCGCTCATAGATGCCATAGTGAGAGCCCATCTTTGCCTCGAAAGCGTGGTCCAGTGCCTGTCTTGCGCCGGACTTCTTCACGCGAGTTACCACGCGGCCGCTGCGATCCACCTTGGTATCGAAAACTTTAAGGGGGATGACGCTGCCGCGGTAGCCGAAGTTGATAGAGACCTCGCCATTGCTGCCCCGCTGGATGTTGTTGATATTCTTTGTGCGGTTGGAAAATTCGCTGCTGCTGATGGCATACTCCTGTGTGACTGCCCGTTTCGCCACCGTTTTTCCGGCGGCAGCGGCGCGAGCCAGCGCAGATCCTACAGCACGATTGGCACCTCCGGGAATTCCGGCGAGGAGGGCAGACACCCGGTCAAATCCTTCCTCTGCAATGTCAACGGTGATGCCAGCAGCTACGATGTGCATCATGGTGTCCGTTGTCACATCACTCATTCGTCAATCGCCTCCAGTTCCACCCGCAGCATCCCCATCTCGCAGACAGAGGATGCCACATAGTAGCTGCGGACAAATCCGTCTTCGTCAATGCCCAGCTTGCAGCCCTGCTCCGGCTGCTTCCCGCCGAGAGCTGCAATATCGCAATGCAGCACCCGGCTTACCCGGTATATACCCTCTGCATGGTCACTGATGCTCTGACGCACCCGCTCCTTTTCGGAGAGGCCGGTCATGACAATGGGAATATCCGAATACTCCTCACCGTCATAGTAGACCGTGTGCGTTTCTGCGAACTCGTCCAGATTCAGAAAGACGCTGTTCAGGTCTTCCTGCACAGCGTCCTTGAAGCCGCTCATGCGGTGGGCATCGCAGCAGACAGCTCCGGGGCCTCGGTGCTCTCGTCACCTGGAACAACGTCCTCGGCGCAGATAGCCTCGACGAGTTCATCCTTGGTCTTGAGCTGCTTGGTTTCGATGCCCATATCCGCGGCCAACTTTTTCAGATTGGCAACAGTCATGTCGTGCAGCTGGTCGGGGTCGAGGTGTGCCGCCTCAGAGCCGTTCTGCGAGGCTTCGGCTGCGGGGGTGTCGTTACCTTCCGCAGTTGCCGGAACGTTCGCAGGAGCGGCTTCCGGGGCAGTGGGCGCAGAAAACGTGCATTTCGCCACACCCAGCCCGATAAGGCGGGCTGCTTCGGCATCGCTGACCTCACACCGCTCGCCATGCGCAACAGTGTGAACGCCAGTCTTGGTGGGGCAGCCGTAGCCACCGCAAAGAATTTCAACAATCATCGGTGTACTCCTTTCAGGTCGGACTTAGCCGACCATGTTCTTGGCGCGAATCCACGGAATGTAGTTCTTGGGTGCAGCCAGAGGACGAGACTTCAGGGCGGTCTTGCGAGTGTCGTTTTCCTGATCGATACTGAACTTCGGAACACGGCGGCCAGAAATGGTGGACTGGATGGTGTCGCCGTAGTTGATCTGAGTGATAGCACCATACATCAGGTGACCGCAGGCCGGAGCCGTAATCAGCGCATCGGTCTTCGGGAAGTAACGCTGCTCTGCGTTGGCGGTGTCGACGTAGGTTTCATCCACGGAGATGAGGTTCAGCTTATAGCCGCGGAAGTTGAGGGTGCCGCCGTAGGTAACGCCATCGTATGCGCTCAGCTGCTGCTCAATCTGACCGATGATGATGCCGGAATTCTTATCCAGCAGACGCTGAACCTTTTCGAGATCCATCACTGCGTCATAAACATCAGCACCCAGCAGCAGGTCGGCAGCGCGCAGGCCGCGCTTGGACAGCAGACGGCACATGGCAGGAACATCGCCAAAGAAATTGCCACCCTCCTCGTTCCACTTGTGGGCGGCAGTGTAGATGTGGTCGTTCTCGTGGCCGGGATTGTAGAAATTCACGACCTTTGCCTCGCCCTTGGTCACGTTGTCGATCATCTCCTGCATGACGCATCCGTTGTCCAGCATGGTCTGTGCGCACATCCACTCCTCGGTGCGGGTGATACGGCCATCCATGTCAGCCAGATCGTTCTGGACCAGTTTTGCGGCACGCTGGGCAGGGGTGCTGTTGGCATAGATGGCCTCGCCGAAGCCACGCTTCGTCAGGTCATCAGAGGTCAGAGGACGGCTCACACCGATGGACGAAGGCTCAAACTCGTGGACCTCGTAGCCCATGCGCTCCATCGGGATTGCGCCGACACGAGGCGACACAAAGGCTGCCATCTTGCGGTCGCCGTCCATGTACTCGGTCAGCACCTTGTTGGAGCTGAAGATGTCGCCCTCCTCCGTGGGAAAATAGCGGTCACGGAAAAAAGTCTGCTTGGGCACAATGCGCTTCTGCACGGCCATCAGGGTATAGGTGTCAAAGAAATTCAGTTCAGCAGGCATTGTTATATCCTCCTTACAGTGCGGGTGCAGCGGCCTTGAAGACGATGCCACCGTTGCGCAGGGCATCCTTCTCAGCCTCGGTGATAGTATGGTCATTGATGGTGACGCACTTGTTCAGGTTGAAGCAGCCGGCCAGATAGATGGGAACGGTCACATCATCAGTGGTGCCAACCTTAACATCATCGCACAGGATGGCGTATGCGGTCAGGGTCTCCGTATCACCGCTGGCAGCGGTGCCCAGTGCCACCAGCTTGTTATCGCCTGCGGTACCGCCGGACTTTGCCAGAATGGTGCCGCGCTTGATGGTGCCAGCAGCACCCAGCTTGCGGAGGGTGCCACCGCTGACAACCAGCTTGGGGTTGATGTCGGCAATCAGGCCGTCATACTCCATGGTGCCGAGAGATTTGCTCAGTTCGCTCATAGTAGTATTCCTCCTTACTTCTTGTCATCGTCGAGCAGTTCAGCAACGACCGCTTCGGCAGCAGCCATGCGCTCGGCCTGCGTCTTGGGAATGTTACCCTTTGCATCGGGCAGAGATTCCGGGCTGCCGGATGCAGACGCGCCCGGAACAGCTTCCACACTCTGTGCACCAGATGCGGCGTTGTCCGCTGCCAGATTCTTCAGGAACTCGTGACCCTGCGCAGCAGCAGCCTTGGCGGCGCGGAATGCCAGCTCGCGAGCATCGCAAGCGGTCTCGCCGTACTTAGCCTCCTGCACCAGAGCGGGGTCAAACAGGCTTGCCACCGAATCGATTTCTGCCAGACGGTTGCGCTCCGCGCTCACGGCTGCGTCAACTGCGGCCTGCGGGTTTTCCGCTGCGGGGGTTGCAGTGGTGGGATTTGCATTGTTTGCCATAGTGGATTGTCCTCCTTCGTTGGACTGGGCGGCGGGTGCCGCCGGTGTATTTGCAGTAGCGGCAGCAGGTGCAGCCGCTTTAGCCATAGGGATGTTGTCGGGCAGCTTTACGCCGGGCATCAGGCGCAGGGCGTGACCCTTTGCGTAGATGGTCTGGCGGTCTGCGCTTGCGGAAATTGCCACGGGCTCGGCATCGTCCAGCAGTTCATTGGCAAAGCCTTTTTCGATGGCCTCCTTGCCCGTCATATAGGTGGTGTCGCCCATCATGTGCAGCAGCACGGTTTCAGACAGGCCAGTCTTCCGCTTGTAGATGGCGACTTGGCTCTTATCCCATGCATCATTGGCTTCCGCAGCCTTGCGAAGTTCGTCAGCATTGAGCGCGCCGCGAATGGGAGTCCAGCACTTGTGAATCATCACAAGGCTGGAAGGATTCACCTTTACCGTATCGCAGGCGCACATGATAAGACTGCCGCCAGACATGGCCACGCCGTCCACAATGCAGGTCAGCTTCGTGCCCTTGGCGGCCAGTTCGCGCAGCCTGTTGTGAATCAGGATGGAAACGCCCGCATCGCCGCCCAGACTGTCCATGCGGATGATGATCTGCGGGCAGTTTTCGACCTGCTGCAAGTCCGACAGGAACTCGCTCTCGATGATGTACTGTCCCGGAATCGGCTCGTCAGTCCACCAGTCGATGGGCTGCGTTTCCACGATTTCGCCGTACATAGTAATATCCGCGGTCTGGCCGTCAGTGCTGGCCATTGCATAACAAGGCCGCAGGATATTCACCTGCGGTGCGTTATTCGGTTTGGGCATTTTGCTTACCTCCCTGTGTCGTAATGCTGGCGGTGGTTTCGATTGCGCCCTCGCTGCCAGCGGCTTTCAGCAGTTCGTTTTCACGAGCCAGCTGTTCTGCGTTTTCGGTCCAGTCGCCGCCGCCCATCTCAAGGGTGACCTGTTCGTGGGTCTTAAAGGCGTGGTGCGTCTGGAGAATGGCTGCATTGACTTCCTTGGCGGGGTCAAGACTGCCCTGCACAGGGCCAATCCAGCGGGCACCGCACCATGCAGCACGGAGCAGCGGGTCATCAAAAAAGCCCGGAGCGATTACTCGCCCACGGGCTACGGCCTCGGACAGCCAAATCTCGTATGCCGGCTGGCAGAAGCTATCCACCAGCCACGTGCGCCGCATCTTGAAACCCTCCCACGCTTCCAGCAGGGCAGCACGGGAGGCGGAATAGCTGGCGTTGAACTCTTTGAGCAACAGCTCGTAAGGCATCTCGATTGCGCCGCCCATCAGCTTGCACAGCGTTTTGACAAACTGCTCAAATCCGGCGGTCGGAATGTTTGGGTTTCCGAACTTGATGTCTTCGCCCTTGGCCAAATGTTCCACCTGACCGGGGCCCATTTCGTACTCGTTCGTGCTGTGGCTGGCATTGTCCATCTGCGGGTTCTCAACAGGAACGCCGCCCAGATCTCCGCTGCCAGTTTCGTTGAACGGAATTGCGTCCTTGGGTGCATCCGACACAATCCACGCCGTGAAGTACGACTGGACAAGTGCCGCCAGCAGTTCGGATTCGGTGTATCTGCGCAGCTGGAGCAGCGGTTCGATGATAGGCGCAACAAGGGGAACGCCGCGGTACTGGTCCGGCCGTTCCGATTCCATGATGTGCAGCACTTGGGGCAGTCCGGTCTTTTTGCCAACGACCTCCACACGCTGCCATACGGTTTCCTCGCTGTTGAGCCACTCGTGCGGATAGGTATTTCGGATGTGGTACGCCACAACGGCACCGCTGCTGTCCACCTCTACACCGTCGAGAATCTTGTTCCCGTTGTCGGGGTTCTTGCCTACGGTGTATCCCAAAATGTCAATCGCGCTGCCGTATCGGTTCGGTGTAGACACCCGGTCGGCCTCCACCAGATGCAGCCGCAGGGCGTAGGGGTGCAGCTTATCAACGTCCCGGATTTTCACAACGGCGAAAACATCGCCGCTCATAAGCCAGCTTTTCAGGGCCAGCTGCTGCAATCCGTAGAAGTTGTTCATCCCCATAGCATCGCAGTTGCGGCGGTTCTCGGCCCAGAGCCGGAACTCGGCCTCAGCCTTGGTCTGCCATTCCTTGGCCGCCTCCGGGGTAAGACCCAGAACGTCCCGGTCGATGGTGGATTTCAGGGTCAGGCCAGTGCCGACCACCTTTGTGCGGTTCGTGTTGATGGCACTTGTGGCGACAGGTGCACTCATGTAGAGCATCCGGCTGCGCTGCCGCAGGGTGTCGGCGTTGTCGTGTATATCGCTGGATGGCGAATTGCTGTTCGGGAAAAATGCCCGCAGCGCACGCCGCTTATGGCTTGCACCAGCCTCGCTGTATCCGCTGGCCTGCGGCGCAGCCGTTGCACGGTATTTCAAAATATCGCCTCCATAACTTTCAAACTAAGCGGACTGGCTGGGGAAAGGAGTGAAAAGCAGCCAGCCCGCGGCAAAGACCCGGATGGGCCGTTACCCAAAATTGTTACCAGTCTCGCGGAATGATCCCGAACGCTTTTCGCGCGTTCTGGCCGTTCAGCAACGATTCCAGTTCATCGACTTTCTGCTCGGCCTCTTTGATTTCATCGCTAAGCTTGCCGAGGTCGAGCCGGGTGAGCTCACGGTCATCCAGACGGTAGCTTTTTACGCCGCCAGACAGCAGCTTGTTGTATGCCGTATACAGGTTGTCAAGCCGCTGCGTGTGGAATTCCAGCCGCTTTTTGATGGTCGTGGTATTCATATCTCACACCTCACCAGTCGTCCAATAGGCTCTCCCTCTTTTTTCTGTGGGAGGGCTGTGGTTGTTGAATGTTTACTGCTGCCGGGGCATCGACCGCCTTTCCACGCAGCCTTTTCAGGGCACGGTCGATGGCATCGAGGTCTTTCGGCAGCACCTTGTAGGCTGCCAAAGCGTAGTTCCGGCAGTCAAGTGCCTCGTTTCGCTCGTGGCCGGAGATTTTCTCCCATTGCCACGGATTGCGGTGGTTCTCTTTGTACACCAGATGTTCGGACAACAGGCCGTTGAAATAGCCCAGCCCGTAGTCATCCCGGCGTGGGAAATGGCAATACCGGGCGCCCGGCTCCTGCACTTTCAAATCATCCATGATGATTTGCTTGCCGGAATCAACGCCCAGCTGGTATTGCCAGCACATACCGACGTAGCGGTTCTGTATCGTGATTTTCTGCTGCTTGGGCGGAGCCGTGAACGGCCTGTCCGAGCCGGGAAAGCCTTTGATGCAGAACACCTTTTTGCCGATGCGCTCATGGCAGCGGAGGCGAACATCCTGCGTGAAGTGGCCGCCCTCGTCCACGAACTTTATGGACACGGGCAGTTCCACGCCATCGGCGAATTTCAGGCGACGGTCGAATACCAGTTCATCAAGCTGCTGCCAGACCTCGTCACTGTCCGGGCGGCCCATGATGATGCCTTTTTCGATGCCCCATGTTTCACCGAAGTGGCCGAAGCCCACGATTTCGTACTCCATGCGGTCATCCTGTGTGTCAACGCCAGCAGTCAGAACCAGCACGCCGTCCGGCAGTTCCGCAGGGTATTCCTCCCTGCGGCCCAGCATGGTGTCCTCGTCCTGCACATCGCCGCGGTCTTCCCACAACAGGCCCAGCCGGGTGTTGTACACGACCTGCATCTTCTTCGTATCGCCCAGTGCGTTCAGGTATTTCAGCACGGTTTCTTTCCATGCAGCCCACTGGGAAACAAAGCTGTTCAGCCAGAAAGAACGGATGCCGTTCTCGTAGGCTGCCGGATTCTCTGCTTGCCAGTGCGCAGGCGCACGTTTCATGGTCACTTCGTCCGAAATGCAGCCGCACTCCGGGCAGAGATACCACACATCGTTGACCTTGTAGGTCTTTTCGCCGTGAACCTCGATGGTGTCATACTCGTACCGAATATCTTCCCAGCGCAGTTCGTGGAATCCCTTGCAGTGTGGACACTGCGACACCCAGCGTTCCATCGTGCCTTTGACGTAGGCCTTGGCGATTGCGCTGTGACCTTTGATTGTCGGGGTGGAAACCTCGACCGCCTTTGCGTTGTAGAACGTGGTCTGCCGGGCCATTGCCAGTTCCCACGGGTCGCCCTCAGTGCCGGCACTCGTAGCCCAGCGGTCACGTTCATCGCCCAGCACATAGCGGATGGGTTTCGATGCCAAAGCGTGCGCCTCGGTGGAGCCGCACATGGTCAGGATGCCGCCGGGGTAAGACTTCTGCAGAATGGTGTTGCCGCTGTCTCGGCTCTTGCTCTCTGCTACCTTTGCCCGCAGGGTAGGACAGTCTCGTATCATGGGAGCGATACGCAGCTTGCTGTACTCCTTGGCATCAGTCTGAACCGGGTGGATAAAAAGGATAGATCCGGGGTCAACGTCAATCGTTCTGCCGATGACATTATTTTCAAACTCCGACTTGCCGACCTGTGAGGACGCAACGACAACGATATGATGGATGCGCGGGTCGGAGAATGCGTCCATGATCTCCACCAGATAGGGCGTGCGGCTGTTACGCCAGCGGCCCTGCTCGGCAGACGCTTCCGGGGACAGGACGCGGTTTTGTGTGGCCCACTCGCTCACGGACACATTGGGCGGGGGCCGGATAGCTGCCACCAGCTTTGACACCAGAGCATTCAGACGGTCAACCGCTGCATTCTCACTCATCGTCGTCACCAGCCAGCTTTTCAGCCCACGCCTTGCGTTCACGGACACGGGCCTCATACTTTGCCGGGTCGTAACGGAACATGGCGATTTCCTCGGCTATCTGATTCACCTCGCCACGCATATACTCTGCCACCTCTGCCGGGTCAGACAGAGCAGCCGCATTGATGGCAACACGGCTGGGCAGCGCCATCAGCGCACCCCGGACGGTGTAGATAAGCTCAGAGGTCATAGCGGCCACATCCTCACTGCGGTGCATCTGCCCGGACAGCTCTTTTGCCTCAGCTTGAGCGATTTTCGCTTTGCTGGCTTTGAGCGTAGCTTCTGCTTTCTGCTTGATGTGGTCCAGCTTTTTGGCCTCTGCCGCTTCCTCTTTGGTCAGCCCGCCACGGGCAGTGCTGGCATTGTAGGCCTGCACTGCGTCACCAAGGACAAATTTTCCTCGACTGACGGTGGTGAGCACCCCATCCTGTGTGAGCTGCTGCACCCTGCGGTTCGTGATGCCCAGCACGGCGGCCAGTTGGGTGGTGGTCACAGTCATGTCAGCAACTCTTTCTTTTGTCGGCATTCAGAAACCACCTCCTTTTTTGTAAAACTCTTTGGAAAATCACAGCGAAGTCATTATACAAACCGTAACGAAATGACTGATTTTTCCCTCACTAACTAGCTTGGTTTCGGGGTCGTCGAGCCCGCTCAGTGTGGGGCACCCCCGTCACAGTACCTTTTCGTCACCGAACGAGCCATCGTCGGCCCGCTCCTGTCCGCTGTTGGGCGGATGCAGAAAGGCTTCGACCACAGCAGGGGCATACTCGATGGTACACTCGATGCTGTCCATAGGGACGCTGGGACAGGCGTATACGGTTACGGTGTTCATGGTGTCGTGCTCCTTTCAGCAGGGAATGCTCACGCTTTGAATCTTCCTATAGGCATCCAGACGCAGCTCCTTCTTGTCGCCGTCATAGGTTGCCTCGTAGTACATACAGTCAGGGACGGTGGTGGACAGCCAAGCCTTGTTGTTCTGAAGGGTGCTGCCGCACCAGAGTACGCACACGTCTTTCACGCCGATCTTCTGGAGATGTGCCAGCTCAGCGTTTGCATTATAGAGGCTGGCGACGGCAGCAATGGCGGATGCCACAAAATCATAGTAGTCCATAGTGATGATTCCTTTCCTCGAGATAAAGCCCCTGCCCGCATGAGCGCTGGCAAGGACGATTTCATACGCTGCGGATGACCTGAGCCTTGGAGTATGTGTCGTGGCCCTTGGTCATCATGTTCAGGAACTCGTCTTTGGTAAAGCCGGACAGGCGGAAGATTTCTTCGGGCTTCATGCCCAGCTGCTTGCCGATTTCCTCCACGGTCTTGCCCTCGTCAATGAGTTTCTTGACAATGGCTTTCATCGGCTCCAACAGGTGGGTGCCACGGGCACGGTTGTGGGTTATGGTGCCGTACACGTCGGCGCTCTCGTCGCCGTGGTGGTCTACGACTACGACCGGCACTTTGCCGCCCAGCAGGGACAGCAGCGGCTCCCGGCCCGATACCGTCCAGCGATGGAAGCCGTCAATGATGGTGCCGTCAGGGCGTACCACGATGGGCAGTGTCCAGCCGTTGGTCAGGATAGACTGGATAAGCAGCTTCAGGTTTTCCTCGCTGACCTTGTTGGGGTTGTAGTCGTTGGCGTGAATAGTGTTGCGGTCTACCCACTGGAGGGATGCCAGCGGGGCGAATACATCAATGCTTTCCATGGTTCTGCTCCTCCTTGATGCGGGCGTTGTGGTCGTTGTAGATGGTGGTCCAGAGAATGCGCAGGATACGCATTTTGGGGTCTCCGTACAACAGGCCCTCGTACATGGTCTTGTAGTGCTTCTGCTCAGCGATGCCGTAGGTCTTGATGAACAGGCCACGCCAGTGCTCGATGTGGGACAGGGTGTCCTTGGCGATGGTGTAGCGCTCCGGGTGCAGGAACAGAAGGTCTTTGCAGAGGGCTTTATAGTCCTTTTTCTCGGATTCTTCTTCCAGCTCCCCACGCTTGCGGGTGGTGCGCCGGAACATTTCAGAATCCCAGTAGAGCAGAACGAGGTAGGCATTGGGTTCTCGCCGCTGGATGCGCTCCCACAGGTCGTTGTCCGTTTCAGCTATCCAACGGAGGCCCTGTGTGCCGCAGTCACCGAAGAATGCGCACAGCCGGAGGGCATTCTTTCGGACACCCGCCTCATAGAGCCTCATGTAGATCTCAGGAAATTCAAGGTTTCGCTCCTTGATGTACAGCCACACATCGGAGTCCTTCCAGTCGTAGATGGGATAGAACTTGCCGCCGCGGGTGATGCGCTCCATTTTGGTGTTGGCAATGCACTTGAAGCGGGTCAGGCTTTCCGCTGTGCGCAGACCGACAAGCTGGATGCCGTCAGAAAACGCCTTGGAGCAGAACGTCTGGTAGTTCATTTCCCCTGCATAGTGGAGGTAGGGACTGTACATGATGGCAAAATCGGGCGGTTTGCGCATCCAGACATCTTCCTTGCCCGGCTCCCACGTTATCCACGATTCGGAGCTGGACAGGTGGTCAATGACGGACACCTGCTTGAACGGCAGGCAAAACCACAAGAATTTTGCGCCGACCGACAGGAAGTTGCGCCGCCAGCGGTATGCTGCATCGACCATCGAGGGGTAAAGCCCCTCCTCGTCGATGAACGTCACCGTCAGCTGCTTGGGGTCTAGCTCACCGGAGAGAATCATTTCATAAACGAGGTTGGCCATGCACAGGCTATCCTTGCCGGAAGAAAAGCTCAGGTAGATTTTGCAGCCGTTGGCGAACACATTTCGGATGCGGATCTTCGCAGCCTGCAACACGTTCAGGTTGCTTTCCACTACTTTCACAGGCATATCAGCTCACCACACTTCGGGCAGCGGATGTACCGGTGCTGCTCTGCGCCGCTGGCCGCCTCAGGAACAGCGGTTTCCGGCTCGGTAGGTGTAGACACCTCCAACACCGGGGAGGGCTGCTGCGGAGGCTCGGAGACGGTGGACACGGGCTGTGGGTCGGGCGGCGCTACCGGATAGGTAGGCGCTGCTGCATAGGGGACGTGTTCCTCATTCTGCTGGCGGTTGATGGACGAAATCTCGCTCTCCGGGAATTCTCCGTAGGAGCCAATCATTTCGTCCGCTTCATCCTCGGTGCTGTTCAGCATTTCCAGCAGATCGGCATCCCAGCCCGGGACATCCACATCACCGTCCAGCTCCTTGACCAGTTCCTCGATGGCATCCACATCAGTGAATCCCAGCTCATAGACCTTGTTGTCGGCCATCATGAGCTTTTTCTTCTGAACATCGGTCAGGCCGACCATGACATAGCAGTCACAGGTTTCCCGGCCCATGCGGAGCAGCGCTTCATACAGACCGTTACCGGCGATGATCTCACCGTCCTCGGCCACGACCAGCGGCTTGACCTGCCCGAACATTTCAATGCTGCGGATGTACTCGGTCAACTGCTTCTCGGAATGCCGGCGGATGTTGTGGGCGGGCTTGTGCAGCTCGGACAGCTTCTTTACCGTGATTTTCATCGTGCATCCTCCTTTCGGTCAGAAACGAGGTGCAGGACCACGGAGGCCAGCAGCACAAAGATGATGATGTACACCCGAAGCTCGCTCATCAGCGTCCAGATGCCCATGACACCCAGCGGGATCACGAGCTGCCACGAGGTAACAGTGAGCACGTCAATGAGAAAGCCGATGTTCTCACCGAACACCAGATACTCCGAATAGAGGTAGGTGGACAGCGAGGACAGCGCAATGATGGTGATCAGGATAGCCTTGAGCGTGTTCAGCAGTGGGCTGAAATTGACCCATGTGAGCAGCGCAGCCAGCACCATGTAGACACCGAACATCACGCCAGCCAACACAAAGGACTTTTTCATGTTGCCGTGCTGGGTGCCATCTTCATTTTTGTCGTTGTAGGAGAACAGCGAGTAGTAGTACGGATAAGTGAACGGGCCGGGCAGCAGCAGGAAGCCTTTGTAGAGGCCCGTCTGGATACCGGCAGCAGTCAGGCCGGGGTCGATGTTGACGAATGCACCGTGGGTGTATACCAGCGCGGCAATGACAACGACTGCCAGCAGACCGTAAACAACCACCCATGAAAAGCCATCAGACAGGACGTTCCGAATCATGCCCTCTTTCAGAAGCATAAACAGGAACACAAGGCAGGTGCCGTAGACAATCAATGTGCCTCCGGTGGTGCCGATCGGCGTGTCGCCGAAGATCTCATAGATGCCGGACATCTGCGTCCATGTCTGGAACACGGTCAAAAAGCCAATGAAGTAGAACATCACCTTGCTCTGCATGATGCGCCGGACGGTCGGGATGTACTCCGCAAACAGACCGAAGAAGATACAGGCCAGCGAGTTGAAAACCGCCCAGATGATAGCCGCAGCAGCGCCGTTGTTGATGGCCAGCGTGCGGAAGTTCATCAGGGAGCCGACTCCTGCCCATGATGCAACGATGGAACAGGCGTAGAAAATGGTGGGGTTTGCCTTGAATTTTGCCTTGATTTTCTGATACATGGAAAATCTCCTTCTTTGTGACTGGGCACGGCGAAATGCCCAGCTGCAGCACCTCGGCTTTTCGGGGTGCTACGGTGATGCCGTACGCAAAGGAGCAACGTGCGGCCCGGAATCCTCCTTTCAGGCAATAAAATAGCGGCACCCACCGGGAATGGTGAGCACCGCTTGGCTTGATTTGAATTTTGCATCCTAATCATATCACTCGGAGCGTCCGTTGTCATCTGAATCCATCGGTAAGCTTCGGCATCCATCCGAAACCATCCGACAACGTCCGACAGCGAGTGAAACCATCCCCTTGATTCTCAACGATTTCCACTTTGAATTCAACTTTTCAGGGGGTAAAAGTTAAATTCATTTCAATTTTGAGCTGATTTTGTGTGGATTTCTGATTTGAATTTCAGTTTTGGGGCAAAAATAAAAAGCCCCGCAAATGCAGGGCTTATCGGTCAGTTTTTGTTGAGGTAGTTGTATGCCATCCGGCTGACCCCATCTTCGGTATATCCTTTTCCCAGAACTCCGGCAACTTCGGCCCATGAGTAGCAGCGGATAAACCGCAGTCTGAAAACCAGATACATCCGAGCATCCACAATGCTCTTGCAGTAGGCCTCGACTTTGGGCTTTTCCTGCGCTGCCAGCTCTTCCAGCCAGCGGATGCGCTCGTCCATGTCGGCCAACTCTACAGCCAGATCTCCGACTTTATCCCGGACACCCGGCGTGTGGGGCATCCCGGTCAGTTGTGGGGAGGCGGGAGTGATTCTTTGTCGCAGTCGCTCCAAGGCTTCACGGTCTTTTTCGAGGGTCATCTGAATGTCATAGTACTTGGACAATTCCTGTAATGTCACAACCTACCTCCGTCATAATTCAGCTACCGTCTTGCGGCGGCGCCTCTATTATTTTATCACATTTTGCTGTCGGAAGGTAGACCGGAAGTCCACAAATTATGTGGTCTGCACCAATTTTGCACAGGCCGGGCACAGTATAGGTCTGGCCCTGGGCATCGGTGCGCTGGATGGCCGGGTTAAGGGGTATGTAGTTCTCGCAAGACAGACAGCTCATTCGTCCACCCTCTCGATTTTCGGGAACGGTTCGTGCCCCAGTGGAACGGGATCAAATGACCTGTTTGTTGTGCCCGGTGCCTCACGTTTATTTTCTGGGGCATCTAACCACTGCTGATGCTCGATAGCGTGTACAAGGTCGATGCACGTTCCCCATGAATCGTGTTGCCGCTCCCGGTGTCCAAACGGTGGGTAGGCCAGTTTATAGGCAGCCTCAAACATCGTTTCGATGCAATGCTTCCGTTCGTTATAGACGCGGATGTCGTATGGTTTCTCATAGAGTTGCTTTTTGTCCTCTCCATCAAAGACCAAATCCTCTGTCAAGGGTTCAAACTGCCCCATGCGCAGCCTCATATACTCGTCCACAGCCACGCTGATGATACGCAACTGTTCTTCCGAGATTTCAACGCAGTACTTCATTTTTTCTCTCCCTCATCGCCATCATGATAGCTAACGCCGAATAATGCCGGAATCAAAAAGAACCAAAGCGCCCTCAGATTTCCGGTGACGTGGATTGCGGTTGACACCGCCAACCCCACTGAAATCCACTCCGCTGCATAGATAAGCGCAACCCATTTCATTCCGGCACCTCCTGTTTGCCATTGCCAAAACTCCGGGCAAATACCGCCCGTTGGATAAAGTCCACATCCTCTGCAATAGACCGTACCGATGAATTATCAGAGCGGATTTCAAAGGAACGGAGAATGAAGTGCTTCAAAGTGTCCAGACTGTAACCTGCGATTGACTTCCCGAAGAATGCGGTAAGGATTTCAATAATGGTTTCCTCATGCCGAGCGAACTCGCATCCATAGACTTTGTGTTCAGGAATAAAGGACACCCAGTAGGTAAACCGAGACTTATCGTGACCGGCTTTCAGGTCAAGGCAGCGGGTTTCGGTTTGCAAGTAGCGGACTGCCCGGTCGGTTATCCGATTCAGCTCCTTTTCCCCAATGGTGCAGCCATCCGGGAAAAGTTCTTCCATGAACTGAAGAAAAAGCTGTTCGCCATTGGCACAATCGAACACGTCATGCCATGTGGCAGCCCATTCGGCCATTGCTTCTCTTTTTTCAAAGAGAATTGTGCAGGCCAGTCTGACAAAGTTGGCCGGAGATTCAACCATGAAATGCAGTTGTTCCATTGTCATATTCAGCCTCCATACACGCTTTCTTGCAAGCCTCACACTTTTTGTACGGCTGTTCAAGCCAGCAGTCGAACAGTAAACACTTCGGTTTTCTGTACTCCGGTGGAGCCTTGCGTCCGTGGGTTTGAGTACGAAACGTATGGTACTTGCACACCTCTTTGCCCCAAAAATCTCCGCCGAATTCGCAACTTTCACGACCCGGCGAAACCTCATGCTTAACTGTGATGGTTTTCATTTTTTCACCTCCGGCGGCTCCAGCAGCGGTGCCCACAGCTTCACATGCCCGTAGTGGCCATCCTCTGCACGGTGGCCATCCTCAATGTGCCACGTCCCGTTTTCGACCCAGCCTTTCATGGTGTGGCCGCTCTCGCAGCACACCCATACGATGTCGCTTATCACGGCGCAGTGCTTTTCGCCGGCGCATTCCCAGCTTTCTTCATGGGCGATTGGCGGGTTCTTGGCATCATGCCATGACATCTGGCGCACAAAGTCAACGACCATCTGGCCGGCCTCGTGCAGGGCTTTGGCAGCAGCGTCTTTGCCTTTGAAGCCGTTGTAATATTCAATCTCGGCCAGAGCGTCCAAATCCGTTGCCGGGTCGATGAGGCGGCAGGCTTCTTCTAGGGTCATTCGATGTACCTCCGCTTGTCCTTGTCCCAGTGCAGCGTGATAGGATTGCCGCATTTGCAGGGAATGGTGATCTCCGGCTCCATGGTATTGGTCTTGCCTTTGGCCACCAGCCCGCAGCAGCCGCAGGCGAACTCATAGGGGACAAGCCCCCTCTCAAGCGAGATCGTAGCCCCGCAGCGGCAGCCTATGGACATCTGCGGAACGTGGAGATATGTACCGAACTTCTTGCCGCAGCAAGGGCAGGTCAGGCGCAGAAGCCCACGTGCGCCGGGCTCCGGCGGGCGATTACTCTTTCTCATGGTCGGCTCCTTTCTCGGTCTGAAACCGAATCACTTCCCGGAACAGCAGCTCATTGTTGTGCTCCGATTCAGTCATAAAGTTGATGTACTCCCGGAACAGCTGGCGGTCATGCTGCTGCCGGCTGGTTTCGCCCAGCAGGGCACCGATAGCCACGCCCACGGCCAGTATCGCAATGTTGATGAAGATCTGATCAGGCATTGTCATCACCCAGCACTTTCTCGATGAGGTCAAAGACCATTTCCCGGTCTTCGGTGGTCAGGAAGTCAGCCGCCATGATTTCAAACTTGAGGCGGTCAGCGTATTCTTTCAAATCACCCATGGTTTACTCCTCTCCCAGCTGGGCAAGGATCTCGTTGCCCTTGTCCATCAGTTCATCCCGCCGTTTTTTCTGCTCAGCCTCCAGCTTTTTCATTTCCGCCTGATATTTTTTCAGGGTTTCCGGCCGGAAATTCTTGCTCTGGCCCATGCGGATTTTTGCGGCAATTTTCTTGTGCTGCTGAACGGTCTGGCGCAGTTCGGTGTCCGTGGTCAGAATCTGGTAGCGATGGTGGCAGCCGGGGCAGGTGAAATACTGCACCATGTAATCGCCGCTCCATGTACTGCGGATGCCGGCTGTCTGGATGCTGAACGGTGTGCCGCAGCGGTCACACTTTACAAGGTCGGTCATTCGCCATACTCCTTTCTGCACAGCTGGAACGCATTGCAGTGGTCGTCGCAAGTTTTGCAGCACTTGTCGCATTCAGGGTGAGCAGCTTTGCACTTATCACAGGGTGTGTCCGCTTTGCTACCGGATCCATACACCGCAAAAAGCTGGTGGGTGCCGTCCTGCAAGGCCTTTTCGTCATCGGCCATTTCATAGCCGAGGGCGGTCAGCAGTTCATAGGTGCTGTCGAGGTCGTCATTTTTGCGGTGAACGAACTTGCTTGCACCTGTCGGTCCATTCCATTCCGTGCTCCAATAGCCCTCACGACTACCGTCCGTCGCATCGAAGGCAACCGCCAAGAGAATCTTCTCCGGCTCGGTATCGTAAGCGTTGAACATTTTCAGGGCATCTTCCAATTCCGTGTCTTCCCGAATCTGCTCATCCAGACCGATGCCGAGCAGCCGCAACACGTTTTCGTCATCCTCCATGTGCCGATATTCGGTCAGAATCGGGGTGGAATAAGCCAAGATTTCCGGCAGGTGCTTTTTGCACTCTGCGGGAGTCAAGTCCTTCACGAAGTCCCAGCGCAGCTCGTACATGAGCTTCGTAACAGCGGCAAACTGTTCTCTCGCAAGCTGCTCGGTGGCTCTTGCGGCCTCCCTCGCCGAGTCGCTGGCATCCTCGGCTTCCGTATCGCGAGGTTTGTACAGGTCAATCTGATTTTCACTGACCTTATAGACATAAGCGATCTTGTCGGCATCTTCCGGCATGACGACTTCCTTTTTTGTGCCCCACTTTCCGTACGCATTTACATGCTCATGCGTCTGGTAGGAGGCCTGCGAATCTTCCGTAGCGAATTTTTTCAGCTGCTCAATCCATTCGGCCTTTTGGTGCTGCCATTTTTGCTGCTCCAGCGCATCCTGCATGGCCCGGTTGAAGTTCTGCGTACCGAGGGTCTCCAATACCCGGTTTCGGGCTTCCAAGTCCTCGATTTTGTCCAGCTGGGCGAAATCGGACAGGGTGGCACCGCGCTTTTCGGCTTTCTTGAAGCTGTCGCGGTTCAGTTCCAGCAGCTTGATGCGCCGCCGGATAGTGGACTGGGAGAACCCCGACTTGTCGGAGATCTGCTCCACTGTCTGCCCGAAGTCCATCATCATCTGGAAGCCCTGCGCCTGTTCGTAGACGGTGAGGTCTGACCGCTGCATATTCTCAATCATCATGGTCTGCATCTGCTCCCGCTCGTCCATCTCCACGATGGCGCAGGGCAGTTCGTACAGTCCTGCCTGCTGCGCTGCTGCGGCCCGGCGGTGGCCGATGATGATGGTGTAGTCATCACTGGACCACACAGCCTTGGGTGTCCATGCTGCCGCTGCTGCGGCTGCATCCCCACCCTCGTCAACGCACTTTGCGATGTACTCCCGGCTGTTGAGGTAGTGGCCGGGGATTACGGTCAAGTTCTGGTACACGCCGTTTTCCTTGATGCTGGCGGCAAGCTCGGACAGGTCGCCCAGTTCCTTGCGGGGGTTATCGGGGTGAGGGTACAGCTGCCGGATAGGGATGTAAGTAATGTCTGCCATAGGGATACTCCTTTCTTATTTCGGGTTAGAAAAACGTGAGCTGCCCGGTTTTGGTTTCGTTAAGAGGCTCGTTTTCCGGGGCTTTAGGCTCATTTTTGATAGATTTTTGCAAATTTGCGGGCTTAATATCGGATTTTTCGATTTTTGCAGGTTCGCCTTTCGGTTCAAACAACAGGTTCATCTGCGCTATCTGGCGGCGCATATACCACACATCGGTTGAGAAAAGCGGCATATACCAGATGCGGTTTTGTGGTCCTGCGGGCAGCAATCCGCGGCTGTCGTAGGCCGTTGCCGGGTTCACGAGTGTGTCACCGATGACTACATATCCAGCGCAGCCCATGAAGCTGCACTGGATGTAGCACATCAGCCCAACGATGAAGTCAATGTCTTGGGCTATGACAAGGACTTTGTTGTGATAGCAGATATTCCGTCTTTTGCAGACGTTCAAAAAGGCAAGCAGCGTGGCCCCAGCACCACAGGCCGGGTCAGATACCGAGATGAATCCCTCCATGTCCGGGTGCAGCTTCGGGTCGAACGTAATCTCGGCCATGCAGCGGCACACATCGTAGGGAGTGAAGAACTGCCCGGCGTGGTCGTTGCCCAACTCGCACATCATGTACAGAGAGCCAAGGAAATCTTGGTCGGGGTTCTGCTCCATGCCCATGACCACCTCGGCCAGCATTTCAGCCATGCCGTCCCGCTCTTTGGCAGAATACTTGGAAACGATGGTCTGGTACATCTTGGTGCGTTCGGCCGCGTTCACCTTGTCCGTGCTGTTTGAGATCTCAATAGCGGTCAGGGTGACGAAGTCCTCCCAAATCTCCCAGCGGCTATGCTTCCCGGTCAGGCCGTTGAAAATTTTGAGGAAGTTCTTCTGGTGGTCGTCCCGGATGCTGCGCGTCACTGCTGCCTTTGCCATGGATTATTCCTCCTCGCTGTCTGCCTTGGCGAGGTAGTAGCGGCCATCGTGGAAGTCGATCACGCCGGCCGTTTCCATTTCGTCCAGCAGGGCGATGGCCTTTTCTGCGGTCACGCCCATCTGCTGTTCCAGCATGGCCTGCGTGATGCCGTCGTTCTGCCGGGCAATCTCGGTAGCCTTGGTCAGTTCATCGGCTGCGGGTTCCTCCGCGTCGTCCAGTTCCTCGGCATCAACTTCTTCCAGCGGTTCGGCCTCCCCGGGGAGATTCGAAGAATCAGGCTCATTTTCCCGGGGCGCATCCTGCTGCCCACCGGATTCCGGAATATCCGGCATTTTGTAGCCGAGAGCTGCCAGCTTTCCACCCTCGACCAAATCCCGGAAGAAGAACTGGAGCCAGAGGTAGTGCATATTCTTGAAGATGTTCTTGATTTTGTTGAACAGGGTGTCGGAGATGGTGAACGTCTTGCTCATGCGGTAGGTCAGGTTCCCATCCTTGACGGTGAACAGGATGGATGCACCCGGCGAGATGTAGTTGTCCTCGGATGCCTCCTCCAGCATCGACATCTGTTCACCAACGCCGCCCAACGGACGGATAACCAGCTTGATGGGGTATGCGTTCTTGATGAACACATAACTCAGGTTGTTGGCCTCGCAGATGCCCTTGAGTTTTTCACGGTAGACTGCGAAACGTGCGGATTCAGACAGAGAATTATCCATGATGAAGCTCCTTTCAAGTAGCTTTTAAGTAGTCGAAAATTTGTAGTCGTTCTCCCGGTTCTCGATGGCGGTCAGGCCCACAGCGTAGGCTGCCCACACATCGGCTTTGAAGCCGTAAAAGAAATCCGGGTTCTTTTTTGTACCACGGCCATTTTTGAGGTCGTGGTCTGCGAATCGGTCAATGAGTGCCCGCCGGATGGCGGCATCATTGGCGCGGGTGTTGTGGCAGATGTGTCGCTTTTCTTCGATTCGGCACAGCAGCCGTACCGGGCAGCAGGCGTTCAGGGCTTGGTAGAAGCGGCCGATCCAGAGGACGGTATCGAACACCTCCCGGCCTACCGACATTCCGTAGGAGGCCACCATCTCGATGACCGCCCACCGCCAGCCCTGCTCCGTGGCAGAGGCCAGCTTCCGCAGCAGCTCGGCGTTGTCAACCTTGCCGAATTCCAGCGGGCGCAGGGTGTTGCGATCGATAACGCAGTAGCCAGACTGGGCATTGCCGGGGTCAATGGCGATAATCGGGCAAGTGCTCACAGGTACGACCTCCCGAACTCCTGCCGGAACTTCTCCTCCGGCCACCCGTAATGCTCCATGGCCTTTCTCTGCGCCCACTTTTTCAAGCGGAGATCTTCGTCATGGTTGCGGTGGATGGCGTTCGGGCCGTTCTGGTGACACCACGGGCAGAGATTCGCCCACAGTCCCAAGCGCTTGCTCTTATCCCGGTAGGGGCCATAAAAGACCTCGTGCCGGGCCGTGTGGTATCGCCCGCAAATCAGGCAGGTGGGCTGCTGGTTGAGGATGCTGGGTGCATAGCCGTTGCTGTCCAGTTTGACTCCATATTCATTCAGTGCCATGCTGCACCTCCTTGTGCTTGCGGTAATACCAGTTCAGCGCCGACTTGCTGGCGTTGATGCCGCACTGGACGCATTTGGTTTTGCCGGGCTGCGCCGGCACTTTTCCACAGGCAACGCACAGGCCACGGGACTTGAGTTGCTCATACCGCTTCTGGGCGGAGGTTTTCTGTTTAGGTGTCCGCATCAGCGTCACCTCCTGCTGTGACAATCCAGACCCGGCGGGAACCCCAGCCAGACCAGCTTAGAGCCTCCGCATGGGTGCTCACCGCCACGTCCAGCTTGTTACCTACCACAGCACTCCCGGTGTCCTGAACGACCCGGAGACCTACACCCTCGATATAGACCACCGTGCCGTAGGGCAGGATGCTGGTGTCAGCTGCCACGGTCACGCCCGGCTGCACCTTTGCGCCGCTGGATGTAATTCCGTGTCCCTCGCCGCAGATGTGGGCGTATTCTTCGGCACAATAGGCCGTGCAGCTGAACGACCCGGCGTATGTAAGGGTTAAATCGGTCTGGGCGTTCAGCTCTGCGGTCAGGTTATCTACCTCAGTCTGAAGCCGGCCGACATTTTCCTCCGCGTCAATCGCCCGCGTCTGCCAGTTCTGGAAACGGCTGGCGTAAATATCCCGCTCGATTTCCAACTCGTCCACCCGCCGGGAGTAGGCCGTGCTTGCGAGGATGCAGCCAACCATCGCACACGAAGCGCACACGATCAGGCTGCGGAATGGTCTTTTCGACCTCATGTCGTGCCACCTCCAATCTGTGCCGGGGCTGCGCCGCCGGGCAGAGCCGGGGGCTGCAAACTCTCAACCGGGGCATCCTGCACAGTCCGGTCAAAGCCAGGACGAACGAACTGGCGCAGATCTGCTGTGCTCCGGCTGGAAAAAATGTCGCTCAAATCTTCCGGGGAGCCAGCCCACCGCTGTACTGCCACCGGGAGAGCCGCAAAGATTTCAGCATTGCGGCGCTTCAAATCATCGCGGTTCAGCTTGCCATCAACCGTAATCAGGCCACCGATGTGCATATAGTAAAGGTTTGCTTCGATTTTCCGTGCGGCCACAGCAGCGTCGTTCCAGAGGTCGTTCGCCGTTGGACGCCCAATATCCTGAATCTTGCGGATTTCCGCACACCAGTCCACAAGGAGCTGGTTCTGATAGCGGCAGACCGTCAGCGCTTTTAAAAGAGCCGTCGAAACCACATCGTCCGGGATTTCTTTCAGTGCAGCGGCGTAGACTTCCGCTCGTGCTGTACGCTCATCGGTCGAGAGTTCCTTCCCGAAATACCGCTCAATGCGCAGCATTGAGCTTTTCAAACATTCAACTGTCATTTGAGCCTCCAAAAATAAAATCGTAGTCCTCGGCGGCGGACCGCTTCTGCTGCTGGTCTGCTGCTGGTTTGCGCCGCTGGTCACGCGCCTGTACATCACCAAGGGTTTTTACACCCTCGTTTTTCCATGCTTTCAGGATGCCGTTGACGTAGGACCACTTGCGAATCCCGGCCAGAGCAGCCTTTTTGATGGCCATCAGAATGAGGTCATCCGTGAAAATCTCCCGCCAGCCCATCAGGGTATCCTTTGCGGCCGGGGGAAAGCTGCCGATGTTGTCCTCGAAAGAGCGGATGATCTCAGCCAGCCCAGCATCGACGGTCGGACTACCGTTATCTCTTACTCTTTCTCTGTTCTCTATATCTTTATCTTTCTCTATCTCTTTCTCTGTAGGGACATTTTCACCACCATCAGTGGACACATTGTGTCCAGTTGTGTGTCCGGTGTCGTGTCCCGCCTGTAACTCCTTATTTGCAGCATTGCTACGAATTTTACGATTTTTTGCTGCCCAGTCGGTTTCGCTGCCAATCATGTTCTGATAATCAGAGATTGACAGAGTTCCGTCCGGGTTTTCAAAAATCAATCCGATTTGTTTATAAACGGTCAGAGCCAGACGGACGGTTGACAAAGGAAACCATTTGCATTCCCTCTGAATCTTTTCGGCATCGTAGGGGATGAGCATTTCTCCGATTTTGGAAACCAAACAACCGTTTGTGTTGATGGTCTTGAGGCACAACATTTGATAGAGAACAACATAGTTGGCACCATCCGGCTGGCTCATAAGGTAGTCGATTTCGTCCGAGGACATGAAACTATCTTTGAGCTTTATCCAGTAGTACCGTTTGCCAGTTGCCATCAGCGAACCTCCTTAGAACGGCAGATCGTCGGCATCGTCCAGAACTGAGAAATCATCGTCACTACCCTGCGAGAAGTTCTGACTGACCTGAACATTACCGGGATGATCGGACGCGCCCTGCCATTGCTGGCGCTGGCGCTGGCTCTGGGTAGCAAAACCCATCTGCTGGGGCTGCGGCTGCTGGTTCCGGTAGGTGGCCGGTGGCGGGTTCGTCCCGCCATCATCCACGGGCCCTTGCTGGTTTTCCTGCTTCGGCCCCGCAAAATAGATGTTGTCCACCACAAACTCAATCGCCGTGCGGTTATTGCCGTTCTTATCCTCAAACTGCCGCGTCTGGCAGCGAGAATGAACCACAGCGGCGCTTCCCTTACGAAAGTACTTGCTGACGAACTCCGCCGTCTTACCCCATGCAGTAAAGGTGAGCCAGTCCGTAGGTCGGCGACCGTTGACATCCACCATATCCCGGTCAACCGCCATACGGAAACTTGTCACCGTTTTTCCCGTCTGGGTGGTTCGCAGCTCAGGGTCGGCAGCAAGCCGCCCCTGAAAAGCGCAACTATTCAGCATTAAAAATCACCTCTTTCATGAAAAGCTGACTATTTAGCCCACTCTTCCTTGTAATGGGCCAGCTGTTCCGGAGTATCGGTCTGGATACCCAATTCCTTAGCTTCCTCGATTGCTCCATCCACAAGGTGAGCAAACTCCTTTGAATCCATTTTGTGACTTTCCTTGTAGACAAAATAGCAGGAGTAGTCTTTGCCGTTTTCCTGCCGGGTTTCATAGAGCCGGACATAGGGATAAAAGTCACATGGATCCACGGTCGGAGGGAGCTTCAGACCAACAGGCTTGCCGTCCTTATCGCGGGCAAGTGCTCCATACGAAACCACGAGCCGCCGCTTCACGGCATCCTCGCTCTCACCGGTCTCCGCAGAAATCTTGTTGCACAGAACGTGGAAATACGCATTTGCCGACAGGCTACGCTTTTCCCTGTGCTTTTTGATTTCCACGTCCAGAATCGGCTCCTGATGGAGCTTGTCCCAGATTTCCCGGAAGTCACCGTTGAGTTCCAGCGTGACCCTCTGTTTCCCGCCGAGGGTAAAAGCCATGTCCACCAGCCGCCCGGTCATGTGGCATCCTCCTTGTCCTGATGGCAGTGCATATAGATATAGGCACTGTTCGGCCCCATGTTGGCGTACAGCCAATCATTGATTTTGGCCACACTCATGTGGTCTCGCAGAACACGTTTTTCATAAATGTATTCGCCAGTCAGCTTCTTTTCTGCAATTTTGGCCTGAATGTCCTTGTCGTCATAGTTGGCCTCAACCATGTACAAGTCATAGTTCGGGGCGGAAATGCCGTTTAGGTTATTCATGTCGGTACAGTAAAACAGCTTTCTCCCGTCCAGCCAGACCTTCCACCCGCAGTTGGGAACATTGTGCTTGACCATGTGCGGAATGACGTTGCAGATTCCGTATCCGTACAGGTGTCCCGGATCCAGAACGTCAATCTGCGAGACCGGCACCCCTGCATCCACCAGCGGCTTGCACAGCCAAGCACAGCAGGCAAAGCGAAGCGTCGGCCGGTTGGAGGCCAGCAGCCGCAATGTGGATGGATGAAAGTGGTCACTGTGGATGTGGGTCAGCAGCACCAGCTTCAACGTCCGGTATTCCGCTGCCAGTGCCTTGAACGAAACCCCGCAATCAATGAGGATTTTGTGCTCGATCACCACCGCATTTCCCTGACTTCCGGTGGATATGATGTTGTAGTCGATCATAACGAGCTGAGGTCAACTACCGTTTCTACGGTCGTCGGTTCACCCTGAGAAATATCCCCATGAGGCAGAGCGCCCTGACCATCGCCGACATCCGGTTTCCCGGTGTGCAGTTCTGGCTGCTCCTGTGCGTCAGACATGACCTCCTGCGTAGTAAGGATTTCGCCATTATCTGCTACCGCTGCCACGGCATTATCGCTTTCCAAAGCCTTGGTCATTTCGATGCTCATAACACCCCAGCGAGAAATAAGCTGTCGAAGCATGGTTTTCTTTGCCATGTCGTCGAACGACTTATACCAAAAGGACGAATACTTCCACATTTCGCTCTCCGGGATTTTGCCAGCCAGCAATTCCTCGTACTTCTGCCGACTGAACGCCTTGGAGTAGGTATCTGCGTGGTTCATCATTTTTTCTTTGGACCAGTACAGCACCTTGCGGAAACCGTTCATGTACTCAAAGTAAGCCATGTAGCCAACGGTAGGTAGCGCATCCCGCTGGTCATCGTCTTCGATGAACTGGAACTTGGGCTTGCCGGTCATCGAATCTTTGCCCAGATACTCGCCCTGCTTAATCTCGGTAACATCGAGATCCGCATACTGGCCGCTGCGCAGGGCCAGCTGGATATAGCCCTTATAGCCCAGAACAAACTGTGCCGTAACACTCTCCTGGCGGATCAGCCTGTTGTTGCGGTCATACTTGGCTTTCTGCTTGAAAGGCACGAGGTAGTACTGCCCCAGCTGAGGGGACGGGCTGAGGTTCAGGCTTTCACCCAGCAGGGCACCGGCCAAAATCGTGCCGGCATCGCATTCCTGCAGGGCGGGGTTGACGGCCACCGCCGAGGTAATGCTGGCCGTGAACCGGCGGGCGCGGGCCGGGTCGCGCAGAGTGTTGGAGATCAAGGACTGATAGCCCTTGGTGGTGATTGCTACGGAGAACTTGGGTTTCTGCTGCGCTGGCAGTTGATTATTAGGCGTTGCCATATTCAATACCTTCCTTTTCAAGATAATGCTTCAAACCAACGAGCTGGGCCTTGGTGCCCTTTGCATAGAAGCGGGTCATGAAGATAGGTTCCGGCTTAGGCTGCGGTACCGGCTCCTGTTCAGGCTGCACGGCGATTTCCGGGTCTGCGGAGATTTCCTGCGCCGGTTCAGGCTGGGCCTCGGCTGCGGCCGCAGCAGCGGTACGAACCTTTTCAGCAGCAGCTTCCCGCTCTGCCTGCCGGGCGCGGCGTTCTTCTTCACGTCTGCGCTGTTCTTCCAGCGCCTTGTGCCGGTCAGCCACGGTCTTGATGGCAGTGGGCAAGTCCAGATTGCTGCGGTACTCCACCATGATCTCAGTGGCGTTATCCATGCCCTCGATGGCGGCCACGTCGGCCACAATGCCGTCCACAAACGCCTTTGCCTGCTTTTTCAAAGAAGTCAGGCTGTCACTCATAGTGACCTTCGGGCGGTAGGTCAGATTATCCAGCCAGTCAATGTTGGCGGCTTCCACCAGCTCGCCGTAGTAATCCATGAGCTTTTCCGTTTTCTGAGCCACAATACCAGAGGTCACATCCGCAATTTTCTGCTTCAACTCGGCATCTGCTTGCTGGAACGGTACCGTCACACACTCCCGGTAGACCTGCTCAAAGGCATTGTAAGGCTCAAGGATTTTGTCCTTGACAGCAATGCGCTTGGCCTCGTACTCCTTGAATTCCTTGGTTAACTGCGCGCGGGCATCCTTGACGCTTTTATAGGTCTGTTCGGTGCAGACCAGTGAAAGAGCTTCGGCAGTGCGCTGCTCAATATCGGCCTTAACGCTGTGAAGCCGCTCGACAATGATGGGCAACTGCTGAAGTTCAATGACCTGCAATGCGGTATCCTGTGCCATGTTGCATTCTCCTTTCATTTTTTGAACATGATGTACTTGCCAGTGGTGCGGTTGACCAGCTCCATGAAGTCCGGGCCATCCCGGACACAGAGGTACAGGCGGAAATCCCAGCCCTGTGCGGAAAGGGCCTCTTTCTGCTTGCGGGTCAACTTTTTGCCTCTTACTTTCAAAAAATCACCCCCTCCTCGGCCTTGTTGACAGCGATGTTCAGAGTGATGGTCTCCCGGCAGCGGAGGCCGAAGTTGCCGCCCGGGCCGAACATCTTGGTTTTCTCGAACTCACTTGCGCTGTAAACGCTAGCGCAGTTCAGGACATTTGGAATACGGTCAGGGTGGACTGCCCGGAATGCCTGACACGCCATCTGGTAGTTGGGCGCCCAGACCACCGTCCATCCTCCACAGTACGGCTGAACATCATCTGAGCCGTATGTGAAGTAGAATTTTTCCAGATCCATCACTCAGCCTCGCTTTCCAGCTTGAGCGCAACATTGCCGAAAGAGGTCATCAGCATAATTAACGTCATCTGGTCCTCATCCGTCATGTCCACGAAGTCACGCTCACCATTCACGAATCCCTCCCGAAGAATCACCGCGTTGCCAACGATGGGCTGGCCGTGCTCCGGTGTGCCGTAGAGGAGGCTGGCAAAGCGATTGAGCGGGAGCCCCCTCAAAAGCCCTTCATCATTGACTACCATGCAGAACCCCTCCGGCAGATACTTGGGATGGACAGTCTCGCTGTAGCCGCAAATCTCCGTGCCGATGCTGAGCAGCAACGGCTCATTGAAATCCTTGAACTGCATCTTATTCTCGGTGCTAATTACAAATCCTTTCATAAAATCACTCCTTTTCCGGGAAGCACTCACGGACTTCCCATGCGTCTGCGGCCTCTAAGCAGCGGTCGCAGCCAACGATTGTGCCATCATCGGTGCGGTAGATGGTATCGCACCTCTGGTGGCAGAGGGGGCACACAGGAGGCTCAGGGTAGCCAGCTTCTTCGTCAGTCGGATACAGCATCCAGCACCTCCCGGAGCTTGCGCCCCATCCAGCGGCCTACATCATCGAACCTCCCCATGCTGTCAAGCCAGACAAACAGAGCTGCGATAACAGAGGTCACAGCAAACTGCGCCGCCGGGGCACGAGCTGCTGCCTGTTCGGCGGTGATGCCGTACACGATCATCAGAATCCGGGTCATTCCTTACACTCCCTTTCTTTGCGTGCCTTGCGGGCAGCCGTTTGGGCTTCCAGCTTCTCACGGTTCCCGGGCTGGGCGATGAATTTTTTGAATCCCGCCAGCGTCACGCGGCCAAAGCTCTCACCGACTTCCGGGGGAATATCGGCCACGTTGATATGAATTGTGGTGTCCATGTGATCCTCCTGTGTAACCGATTAAACATCGTCGGCAAAAAAAATCTGGTCAATGCTCACGTTCATGGCTGCGGCCAGAGCAACCAGCGTCTTGGTGGTGGTCACTCGCTCAGTACCGGCTTCCAGCGCAACGATAGTGCCCCGGCTAATGCCGCTCTTTTCGGCAAGTTCCTCCTGGCTCATTTTCAAAGACTTGCGAACCTCTTTAATTTTGAAGCCCATTCTTGTCACCTCCTATCTTTTCGGTTCACAACGGATTTTGTTTAATCGGTTGCACACACATAGTACAACATCCCATGGCCTTTGTCAAGTTCATTACACAAATTTTGTTTAAGAAATTACACAAAACTCATTGACAGCGTCTCGACTATAATTGTATAATGGATTGTACAAAACGGAGGGATTGAACATGACCTTGAAAGATTTGATCATTGAATACCGGAATGACCACGGACTGTCTCAACGGCAATTTGCTACTGCTTGCGGGTTGTCTAATGGCTATATTTCGATGCTGGAAAAGGAAATGAACCCCAACACTAAGCTCCCGGTCACGCCAACTCTCCCTAAATTGAAGCAGCTTGCATCCGGAATGGGAATGAGCCTGACTGATTTACTGGTCAAGGTTGACGATATGCCAGTAGAACTCATTCTTGATGATGCAGACAGCAAAAAACTCGTCCCCGAAATTGAGGACGAGCTGGATGCAGAGATTATGAAAATTATTTCAGGTCTTACTCCGGAGAAGAAGCAGCAGGCATTGAGCTATATTCAGTACCTTGCGCAGTCCTGAGGAGCCGAAGCAACTTGATTTTTTCAGCAACAGTCAGTAAAGCCAGCGATTTTTGAATGGATGTGCATAATTCAGTATCATTCATGGGTTTGCAAGTCCTTTCTTGATAAAATAACCACCGGCAGCAACTGAATTATATCAAATACGCACCCGCTTTTCATGGAATCGTGGAATTATACCGAAAATCGGAAAAATTTGTGCGTTTCCGGCATAATATTGTGAATTACGTTGCGGAGGCCGTTTTATGAATTTGAAAGAAATCGCGCTTCGACTGAGAGCATATAAACGGGTGTATGTAGCTGGAACTCCGGTTATGTTGCGAAGCCGATTAGATTTTCTCGATATTTTCTCAGCATACGGTTTGACTGCGGATATGAGTGTGTCGAAGAAGATTGGTGTTTTGGTTGCGTGCAGCAATCCAATGCAGAAGAAAATCGATCAGGCCAAAGCTCTAAATATTCCGGTCATTTCAGAACAGCAGTGGTTTGAGCTTATGCCAGAGCTGGAAGCACTCGGAATGTGGAACGGAAAGCCAATTCCGTTTGCAGATGATAATGGAATTTACCATATTGATGTGGGCGGTGATGGTTGATGGCCCGAAAAAAGAATATTGCTGCTGGCCTCGATGCCGTCATTTATGCCCGCTATTCCTCCCACAACCAGCGAGAGGTCAGCATTGAGCAGCAGGTCAGAGAGTGCATGAAGCACGCTGCCGAGCTGGGGCTGCACGTCGTTGGAACTTATGAGGACAGGGCCATCAGCGGCAAGACCGATAAGCGGCCCAACTTCCAGCGAATGATGCGGGATGCTGAAAAAGGCAAATTTCAGGCGGTTGTGGCATGGAAGTCAAACCGCATTGGCCGCAATATGCTTCAGGCAATGGTCAACGAGGCCAAACTGGAAGACTGCGGCGTGAAGGTGTTCTACGCCGAGGAAGATTTTGACGATACAGCCGCCGGGCGTTTCGCATTGAGGAACATGATGAATGTGAATCAATTCTACAGCGAGAACATGGCGGAGGACATCACCCGGGGGCTGTATGATAACGCCAGCAAGTGCATGGCGAACGGTCGGCAGCCCTTGGGCTACAAGCGGGGTGAGGATGGCCGTGTGGTGCTGGATGAAGCGAATGCGGCCGTTGTGCGGGAAATATTCACCCGTGTGGCTGCTGGTGACCTGTTCGTGGACATTGCGCGAGATCTCAATGCCCAGGGCATCAAGACCAGCAAGGGAGCCAACTGGAACAAAGGCAGCTTCCAGAGTATTTGCCAGAACGAGCGGTACCGGGGCATCTACATATACGGGGATGTCCGGGTGGCCGATGGCATTCCACGCATAGTGAGTGACGATTTGTGGTACAGGGTACAGGAGGCCATGAGGATGAAAAAGAACCCAGTTGGAACCCGGCACCGTGTCGGGGCAGAAGATTATCTGCTGACCGGGAAACTGCGCTGCGGACACTGTGGCAGCTACATGACGGGCGTATCTGGAACCAGCCGAAATGGAGAGCTGCATTACTACTACACCTGCCAGAAACGGCGCACCGAGCACGCCTGTGACAAGAAGAACATCCGCCGGGATGTCATTGAACCGGCCGTAGCGCAAGCCATCAAAATGTACTGCCTGACCGACGATGTCATTGAATGGATGGCAGATCGGACGGTCGAATACTGGGAAAAGCACGACAATGACCTCCAGATCGAGGCGCTGGAGCAGCAGTTGGAGGAAAATAAAAAAGCCACCTCGAATATGCTGAAAGCCATCGAGATGGGGATTATCACAGAGGCCACCCGCACCCGGATGGTCGAGCTTGAGACTGAGCAATCCCGGCTGAGCGTCCAGCTGAATGCGGCCAAAGAGGATGTCGTGAAAATCGACCGGGAGCAAATTATCTCCTATCTGGAACTGCTGCAGCAGGGTGACATCCACGACCGGGATTTCCAGATGGAACTGTTCAAGAACTTCCTTGTGGCTGTCTATGTCTATGATGATAACCGCATGAAGCTGGTTTTCTCCTGCATGGGAGACCAGAACAGCGTCGAAATTCCTTTGGAGACCGGAGAAGACCCGCCTGATGGCGGGCTGTCACCGGATGCTAAAATGTTCGTTTTGACTCCTGATAGCTCCACCAAAAAAGCACTGTACTTCGTTGGAAGCGCAGTGCTTTTCTTTTTGCATCTGCGGACGCTGACAATGCAGTCCGTCTGGCCTTATCGACGCTCGAACCCAAGATAGCGGGTGCCCTGGAACATCAGTTTTCCGATGTCGCCCTCCACAAGCATTCCGTAGTCCGAACCATCTACTTCGAGTTCCATGCGGTCGCCGCTTTCCACCTGAAAGGTCGCATAATAGGTCGTGAACGTATGCATCATTGTATTGTCCGTATGGTGGCGAGAAACTTCCGTGCGCTTTGCCACCACCGTTGCCGGAACGGTCAGCCGCGGCGAATGGTTGTTTTTATTCCATGTGCTGATATTTCCGATGATGGTGTATAGGATCATGCCCAAAACCACAAGGAACAGGATGGGAAACAGAATGCTGAACAGCATATCAAATCCAGCGTAAAACATTTCACTCCTCCAAAATTTCTTCCAGCAGGTCCTTTACATCGTCCAAAAAAGCTTCTTCTCCGAGCGTGTTCATCTTAAAAAACACGGCCTGACTGCCTCCTGCGGTGATGGCGGACAGCCGGATGGGGCTGTCACCGTTCTGGAACATGGTCAGCGTCAGACTCAGGCGGTTGCCGCCGACCATGCTGTACCGCTCAAACACGCGGACACTGCACCGTGCTTCGCCCTCCTCGAAATCGCTGCCCGCTTCCAGGTCGGCAGACCAGCTGCTGTCCGGGATCTCTTGTTCCAATTTGCGGAGAAGCGTGTTGAATTTCTGATCGCGGATGGTCTTTTCAAAAATCGCCAT